ATTGAGGTGGTGTAGTTTCAGTTACCGTGTGTTTGACTGCACGGACAAAGGAAACGACACCATGAAAACTCAATCGGAGACACACGTTTCTCCCAGTCGGCAGCATCTCTGCTGCCGAAAGCCCCTAACTAATGTGAGGGGTACCACCCGAGCTTCATGTTGACGGCTACGGGACGTCCTTGACGTTCTAAATGCCTTTTATCAGCAAACGGCTCATCGCCGCGCTTAAGAAAGCATTTAAGCAAAGCCCACTCATCTTCCAGCACTGAAGCTGGAATTTGAGACGTAACAACATAACCCCTAACCTGGGAGTTATGAAGCCGCGGGCATATACGCTCCTCAGCATAACCGAGGACCGAATGCCGGCCTAACACTGGTGAATCAACGCCAACCATCGGGAAGGGTATTAAGCTTCCTAATAGCTGGTCGAGATAATCGGCAGTACCCCAGTAACCAGCCCAATAGGCCTGGTTACGAAGGGAAACAGTCGAAACAACACCAGGAACGTCGGAGCGCGAGAAGGGAATATCGCGACGGACACGAAAGATACTAACATCGTGGCCATCGAAGTATTCCTTTCCACAACTCTCTCTAAACCTTCCGGTGAAGAAAGACTTGTTGTGATTCACTTTGAAGCCGAAAAGCGTCAAAGATCCAATCACGCTCTCCACGAATTCTACCGGGACAATGATATCGTCCCCGTAGACACGCACCCGACCCGAAAAGGACTTAACATCCTTTTCGGTAAGGCGCCGTCTGAGCGCTTGCTCAATCCCATAGAAGATGCACGTAAGAAACACGCACTCCTCCATGGGGAAAGTAAGCGCTGATCCCATAGACGCGTACTTGGCCAAGGGTATAACCCCATGACCAGGCACGTCAGCCCGTATGGAACGCGTCGCTGTAACCGCCTGTAAAAGGTGGCGCCAGTTAGACGTGAGCCAGGAAACGTGCTGAAGGGAGACACGATCGGAAGCTTCACTCAGATCGAGTGTCGCTAACTCGCCCGAAAGCGAGCCTTCACAAGCCATACGCTGGTTAGGCGTCTGGTCTGTAAATCCGATCATATCTCGAACCAGAAGATCCGATTCGAGATAAGTTACGAACTTCTCCATCAAGCCTTGTTGCATAAACTGCATGCATGTAGGCTCAATGGCGATAATTCGTGGTGTCTTCAACGTCTTAGGAACTGCGATGACCTTAACAGGCCTCTCAGCTCCGAGATCCAAGTAGTCCAGCTCGTCCAGGCTCTGATAGTACCTGAAGCTTGGGATGATGTGCTCCGTTGCCGGAAACACATCTTCTAAGCGATAGGTCCATTCAGTCTGCCGAAACTTAAAGTTTCCTTTAAGTTTGTCGGCAGTTGCGCCTGGACCATGCTTTCCAACAATATTCCCTTCGAAGACATCTCTGTCTATCTTAGAGAAGACATTGCCAAAAAGCATGGATCCCAACCTCCGGAAGTGTCTGAGTTCATCAGACCCATAAGGAAGTTGAGAGTCCCGGACTTCTTGTTCACACCGGATAAACCCGGCGAACGCCTGCTCCACTCGTGTATCACTACACTCGTGGAGCAACTTACCGAACATCAGCGAAAGCTGACGAACGGCTTGTATGGCGTCAACCGAAGGATTGTCCAGCAGACGGCCGCCATCGCGGTCGAACACAAGCCGAAGGAAATCCCGAAACAATTCAGGAAATCCTGCTCGCTTTCCACACAAGGAAAGCAAGTCGTCGGTAACCTGTCCTGAGTCAAGCGATCTTTCGAAAGCTTTTCCCACGTCAGGAAGGAAGAGGGTTAAAACCCCAATTCCCTCGTGTTCAACACGATCAGAGACTCTCTTGATGTCTCTGATGGCGCTCGTGCGACACTGGACTGCGGCATCAGTCGCAGTCCTCTGCCAAAGCAACAGTAGGCTTTTCAAGGCTCCTCCTTTCACAATAGGGGGATAACCTTCCTAAGCCCTGTTCCTTTAAATCACAATCCGTTGTCTAGCTGTTGAAACAAGAACGTAGCCAGTGGACAAGTCCCGCCTGCAGCTCCTCGTTAGTAACGAAGAGGATGTAGGAGGAAACAAATCCCGCAGCAACGATCTTGGGGAAGGCCTTACGAACCTTCTTTCGTCGTTTCTTGCCTTTCGGCGAGTGGCGACGTTTCGCCAACTAGACCTCACCTTGAACAACTCGCAACCTGTAATCAGGAGTCCCGGCGACCAGAAGGGCGTCGAGCAACTGACCATGCAGGTTCACCTCCGAAGCGGAAACCCCGAGCTTCGGCCGATCCATCACCACATAAGTGGAGAAGGAGTAGGCCTGGTTCAGGTCCGCGTCGAACGGGTTAGCCGCGATCTTACTGCGGTCAAGCCGAATGAGGGTGCGAGACCTGTTCTTCACAGAGTTCTCGATCGTGAGACGATCATTGCCATCGGCGGTCTGATAGACGGCTTTACCGTCAGTCATACCGACGCGGGCGAAATCGTACGCGACAGAGTTCACCGTGATGGTGGGGATTGGATCAGGAAGGGCCATTGTTACCTTTACAGTGCTACTGGACCCAAATCTTGGGTCCAGAACAGTACGTTTTGGTATGCACCGGGTGGTACATACCCTAGATGAACTAGGACCTACTTACTCCTAGAGCAACTAGTATGGCTTGTTGACGCGTTGTCAAAGCGTCAGTAGTCAAGCCAAACCCAAAAGGTGTAGCCTTCCTCCGCCTCATGTAGGTAAAGTCCCACGTTGAGGTAATCGGAGGAAGTATGCCATTAGAGGCACTGACACCGGGCTCCGGATGAATGGAGCCAATGACAGAGCCACTAAGCGTGCGTGCAATGTGATACTCGTACTTTTGCATCACATACGCATGCGGCATAACAAGGCCATCCTGGGCGAATGCAGCGACGTTATGAATAACATCGCCAGCATTCGAGAACCAGTCGACAGCCCAAGAGTAAGGAAGCAGATTCCACGCTGTGTTGACGGACAAACCGCCATAAAGATGCCGAAGCTCGGCTTCTTGTCGCAGCAGTCTGGAGCTAAAGTCTTTCCCTGCAAAAGGCAGGTAATAAACAAAGGCTCCACTAAACCACGTCCGAATGGTCGTGGTATAGGAATCTGTTAACTGACCACCAAAGCCCCCGTTAGCAGGAGTATTACAAGTGGAAACGTCACTTCGACGTGCACCACTTAAGTAATTCCCCCACGCATCGGGAGCATACTCATCGACACCGTCGTTGAGTTTTGGTGTGAAGTGGTATTCCCGTCTCAGCTTTCTGCCTGAGTTTGCGGCATAGTCAGCGATGAGCTTGTCAGCTCTCGCGGACGCGTCCACAAACTTTTGCAGGTCCGACACGAAAGGTCTAATGCCAAATTCATAGTTGAGGTAGTTCCCGGACACATGTCCACGAACGCCTCTTCCTGAACGAGCACCACGACCTGGCAGATGAGGGAGCCCCTCGGTGAGGAGCTCGCCAACTGCCGTCGGCAAGTCTGATATGGGATTGGTGGGAAGGACCCGGCTAATAGCCGTTGCCCCTAGACCGATCAAATCGATCTCACTAGAATGTCCAGCGAGCAGCCACTCAACAGAGTTGGTGGCTGTCCAATGTTCATTAAAGTGCACCATCACAGGGCCTTGATATCCGACACTGCCGCCCGGTGGGCGACAGATTACGTCGAGATAGTACGGCGTGGTTTTGAAATCTGTCTTCATGGCGGTCCAATTTGAACCGACATCAGACAGTGCGTGAGACCGTTTAAGGTCTTTACGCTTGGCCGGCCAATGATTATTGGTCGAGACATTTTCAAAAGCACCATCCACTTGTAGGTACTGACCAGACGGAGCCCAAGAGGCTCCGTTATTGATCAAATGCCTTGTATTCTCATAAAAGAGAGTACGTGAATGCCATGCCACTAGTCACTCTTTCCTTTTGGGCGTACGCAACGGATTGTTACGCACGAGCACTCTCCCCG